GATTGTGATAGCTTAGAACGGTTCACCGACTTAAAGAGATCGATGATCTCCTCAGTTGGTGAGCCCTTCATTTGAAATTCCAAATCTCTCAAACACTCTCCGAGAACACGGCTCCTCCTATCGAGGACCTGCTGCTTACCTGAGCTAACTACCAACCCATCAATGATGAGTTGTGAATTAACAGTTCCATATCGACTATGGATGTAATTCTTTCCAGGTGAAAGATCAAGTCCAAATTCATGAACTTGTTTCTTCCACTCTGGGTAGATGCTCGGGTCAGCCCTCATGAGGATATCATCTCCATTGATCAAATACTGATCGGATTTGAGTCCACAAAAGGAAGCAGTGCAATCATTCAAAAGACAAAGCAAAGGAAAAGAAAGCAGAGATCCCATCAACTGTCCAGAAGCCTGTAGAACAGGTTCTAGGCCCGACCCTTTCGGGTAGACCAACAGATGAGGGGAAATCTCTTTCATTGCCCAACGCTTTGTCGGTTCGTGATCAATAGATTCAAGAATGCCCTCTAAGAGAGCTTTTGAACCTTCGATCGCAAACGAATCGGTTGCGGCCGTGTAATCTCCAGAAATCCAGACATCATCAGGACTTGAATTGTCATATAATGCAGCGATTGCTGTATCAAGACGATTTGTCCCGTGAGTTAGTTGATATTGCGGAAAGTCTCCTAAAGCGAGCCACATGGCTCTCTGAAGAGGCTTTAAGCAAAACGTGTCACCTTTTCCAGCTGTGATCGTCCGAACCTTTAGGGGTTCAGCGATTGGCTCTACTCGGACCGGTAACGGTCCTGGTGGAGGAAAAGCAGGGAAAGTTAGACACTTCGTTCCACCTTCACCTTCTTTGAAGTCGAAGCTTTGGGTAAACCCAAATTCTTCTAATTCAGAAAGTAAAGGATCAAGAACAGAAGTGTCCTGACACTTGTCAACAACTGTTTGGATCCATAGAGATCGGAAGTTGTCATGGTATCTACACCTTTCCTTGAACTGAGTTCGAAGGAAAGACCAAGAGCCTGTGTAGGGTTCCAGATTCCAAATCTGGTTCTCACTACCTCTATCAAAATCCGGCTGTCGTCTGAAGAACATTTTGTCTTCGGCGAAGAAAGTCGGTCCTGATCGGTTCCTACATTGTGATGGATGCGTGCGGAAAAGCAAATTTTCCGATCGCACCCATGTAGGATCGATCTTCATTGTATGAATTTTTCCATCTTCCGCTTGGAGCGGGACATGGAATCGCCTCCAAAAAGAGGCATCATCAATGATAGGATTTGATTCTTGATAGACATGTGCCAAACTACTACCGTAATGTAGGTTGGAAGTCGCAATGATAATAGGAGAACAGAACTTCTGTCCTTTATTATCTAAATGCGCCATTGGTAGGATATACGGGCAGCACGACACAAGAGTTTGAAACTCTTTGATATCGTGTCCGTCCATCGACTGACCCAAATCATCGAAGATGGTTATAGGTTGGCCGGTATATCCGTCCCAATGGTCCACATGACAGGTCCTCTGGTAGATAAGTTTGTCTCCCAT